TTCTTATACATATCGGGAAACCATTCCCAGAATGCATCAACGTATGGGTTCTCGTCTTTGTTAGGTATGGGTAATGCGTTTTGCCCTTTTAACCAATTTAAGTTGTTGAACTTTTCACTTGTAGGATAGGGACCATAACGTTCAATTTCTTCCATCCATTGACTACTAATCTGAGGAGCACAATAACTACATTTGAAATTACACACGTTACCAAAACTAACTTCAACATAACTAGGATCAATATCCTCATCCCAAGACTTGCTGAGTATTTCGTTGATATAAGGCTTTGCCCAATACTTGTCTGCGCTTTTGTATACCCTGTCACTCATAGAACCTGCATCTTCTACGCGCCAGCAGTAGTCACATTCTTCGGGGCGTTTGCCCTCAAGCATAAGTTTACGTTGTTCTTTTTTATATTCACTGTTATGTAGTGCAGTCTTGTTGCGTTTCAATTCTTCTACTGAAACATAGTGTGTTTGTGGATGATGGCAACTATGCGTATGTCCATTCTGTAAATGTATTGTAACTTGTTTCCACTTAGCTACGCAGAATGAGGGACTAATCTCATTTAGTTCGTCACGAAAATCTTCTAGCATTACCAGCCCTCTATTTTTCTAATTACATCAATCTCTTTAACAAGAGGACCAACGTTATGTCTGTCTTTATTATAGTGACGCTTAAAGAATCTTGATTGGTCACGGTCAAGTGTATTAATAGGTAAGTCTAGCTTATTGCGTAAACTATTACCAAATAACTCTGCGTTAATTCTTGGGTCGTTATCTTTATGGTCTTGCCATAACTTTTCTAGGTTATCAAACCATTGAACTTGTATAGGGTCAAAGTCTTGTAGCATAGTCATAAACGTACCAAGTCTTGCTCCATAGATAGCCCACATGCCATTCTCTACGTCTGCGCCCACGTTGTGCCACACTGTTAAGTTATCTAAATTGCGGCTTGGGATGCGCTTAAATTCAGTTACATTGGGAACTAAGCCGCCCACTAAACACATCTTTACACCCTCTCTGAAGCCAGCACGCCATGCTTGGAACGGAGTATAGTTAGGATATGTTGTACTGTAACAGTCATTCATTGCCCAGTATAGACTATCATTATAATCTAAACAAAAGTCAACAGTTGTTTTATTATTACCATTACTGTTTTCATGTGTCTTCATGTTCATAACATATTCTTTTGTCCATGAACTAATGCCACCGTTACCATACACTAAGCCATTGATATTGTTTCTTGCTTTCCAACGATACTGTGCTTTATTATATGATTCTTCTTTATCTGTATAGTCTAGTGTGAGGTCGAAGAAACTACTATCAGGTATGTTGTCACCATCAATTAGAATAAATCGTTCAGTATCAGACTCTTCCGCGGCTCTTTTATGAGCCGCATCACTGCCCTTAACACCGTCGACACGTCTGGCCCAGGGTACCATGTTTTTAATCTTGAGCCAAAATTCTTCTTTTTGTGGTTCATCATAGCTTAAGTAGATACAATCTAAATCTTGTATTTCAATTTTCATAAACGGTTAAATCCCAGTAAACTGGATCAATATCATCAATGACCAGTATGTTTTCTTTGTGACACATGGTGCCTTTATCTTGTGGGATTAATTTAAGAATGTGTGCACCTGATGTTAATCTTACTGCTTTGTTATTGATTACACGCATATCATGTCTTGCCATGATATATGTTATCTTGTCGATGACCACATAATTACCCTCAAGGTTATCAGTAGTATAGCATATTACCTTACCCGCGTCATCATAATAAAGACGATATTCAACCATAATTTTTATCCAATTTGTAACTAAAGTTTTTCACATGATAATGAAATGGGTAACGCTGAGGGAACGTTTGAATGCGTAATGGGTCAGTAAACTCATACACCAACTCGTTTGTCCAATTATCAGATTTAGTATCGTTAATAAACTTTTTCATATGCACCATACTGAACTGTGTAAATTCTGGCAATGTTGTTTGTTCTACACCTATCAAGTGGCAAGCAATACTATACACCCAATCAGTTGTCGCAGGCTCATCAGGATCACACTTAAAAATTTGTTTATATTCATCCCAATTTTCAAAGATGTTCTTAACTGTTATATAGAACTGTTCGGCTATGTCACTTTTTTTGAAGTATGTAATTGCGTTATATACATCAGGTAAATTATTGTCTTCTATAAATTTACGATAGACCTTAACATCAGATATCTCACCTTTGTAGTTTCTTATAGTAGTACTTACTACCAAATCTCTATCTTTTAGAACATCCCACCAATAGCCAATGTCACTTGGAATGTACATGTCTGCCTCTAGTTTGATCGTGTAGTCATATGGACTTGCGTCATACACTTGCCAATCATTGATGAGTTTCCAATCACTATCAGGTGCTTGATCTCCGTAAGGTAATACATCAAGTATAGTGACGCTGGCGTCTGGCATTGCCTTCAGTATACTATTTTTTAGTACCTCAGCACATTTAACATAATCAACACGAGCCGTGTTTTGTGCAACGATTACAAATCCCTTATTCATTTATTATCTCTATAAAATTCTTTTTGTTGAGCATATGAAAATCAACACTTTTAATTTTTATATACTCTGTTCTTTTAATTACTCTAGTGGCAACATATTCAGTATCAAACTCATCACCTGTCTTATATAGTTTTGCCTTATCGTTCACATGCAACAAATTCCAAGGAATATAGTTTGAGGGGTCTTCTAAACCACCGTTCACTATATGCAATGCAATAGCAAGCGCATAATCGTTTCTATATGGTGCTGAGATAAATCCATACAAATTACTATAGTGAACATAGTTCTCTTGTACCATTCTCATGCACTCAAATATTTGCCTTGCTTTATCTGTTTTCTTAAAAGCCATAACTGTTGCCCAAGGGCAGTCAAAGCTGCTAGGACTTATAATATCTTTTGGTACTTCAGGAAACATCAAATAAATTGCAGTTTTGGCACACATAAAGTCTGTGTAAATATCAAAAATTTGATTTAGTTTGTCAGTGTTTACAACATAGTCAGTATCTAATAACAATGTTTCATCATACGGAGAAAGATCATATGCTTGGTATCTTCCTTTGTTTATCCATGTTTCTTTTTGTTTATAGTTATCGGTCTGTGCATCAACCAATATAACATTATCAAACGTATATTCTTGATTGTCTGGCAACGATTTGTCATCAGTAATCAACGTTACTGGTAGATTCAAAAAGTAATTGACTCGTTTAGCACAATACACTGCCATATCATAATAGTTAACAATGTTGCTGTTGAATGCAAATAGTAATACACCTCGACTCATCTGGTATTCTTTAATTCTTCAAATTCGTTATACCAATCTTCCATAACTTTAGAATATACATTCTTTGCTTTTGCTAACAATGTTGAGCGATTGACTTTGATTGGGTTTTTATAATCATCCAATAAAACCAGTGTATCATCTTCTAAAGCACTTAAGGCTGATATAAATTCAATACTAGCTCTCCACAAACCATTTTGGTCTGCAAAGATCAACTTGCTTGTGTACTTGTCATGTAGATATGTTTTAGATGCGTTAAAGCTAAAACGGGCTTTAGCATCTGCGATTAAGGTTTTGGTATCCATGTGAATATTTACATAGATACTGCATTACCGTTATTTTTATATATAAGTTGCTGTATACTGAACTTTTGGTGTGCCCCAAGAGTTTGTAGTAGATGAGGATGTATCAGTTGGATATGTAGATGACTGTTTCAATGTCAATGCAATTGTTGTTCCCGAACTTACTGACAATGTTGCAGGAATCTCGCTCCAAACTACGTTAATAGTAATAGAACTACCATTGTCTCCGTGTAATCCTTGTGTTCCATTTGTTTTAGCACTGATTGCAATTGCTGAACCAAGGTAGTTTGAGTAAAAACCTGTATCCATACGTTGCTTGAAAATCTCAGCACTAGATGCGGTCAATCCATAATAACCAGCTTGACTTACAAACGTATCTGGAACTGCACCTTGAAGATCAGTAACCTGTGTTAATCCTGTATAATCAGATCCAGCGATATGTGCGGTTGATGGGCTAATACCGGGAGCACTGATAATGATAGATCCAATTTGTTGACACAGTACTGCGTACATGCTATCTAATGGAGTACCGGTTGGATGTGACATCGTGATTGCAATTTGTCCACCACTATTGAAAAAGTATCTAGCAGCGTCACCTGATGCAAATGAAACAGTGAATGAGTAAATTGCTTCAGTTGACCATTGTTGAGTAGATGTAATTGTAGCAGGTGTTAATGAAACTTGACCATGCGAGTTCAAATAATTACTTGACAATGTTGTAATATTTGTAGATATTACAGACATATATTGAATCAACGTTTGTGCGTCACTTCCACTGTTAGAAGGTACATAGGTAGGTTGAGTAATTATCGAATGTGGACCTTGTTGATATGAAAGTGCATTAGAAACTGCAATGATAGAATCCCACTGAGCAGCAGTCACTTTACTTCCTACTGCAACTGTTTGAATAGGAGTTTGACCTAACCCTCTAGGACCAGTACCAGTAGCCCATAGTGTGTTAAGTTGTGTGGCAAAAGTATTAAAATCTGATGCCTGAATTAAACCGTTGACTGCGTATGACATTCTTTATCCTTACTTAGTGATTGAAACCACTGCAAGAACCATTCCTGTTGCTGCATCTGTCTTATTTTCTAAGGCACGACCAATAACATTGAATGCTGTCAATTCTTCTTTCTTAGCAGCACGTGCGTAGCCCTTAATACCAGCAGATACTAAACGTTGACCTTTTTTAACTTTACCGATCACTTTAACAAGCACACGCCCTGATACAGCAACAGATGGATGTGTCTCATCACTACCAGCAGCACCGTTCATAGTGAAACCTGCAGTAGTTGAAACAACACCAAATACTTCTTCACTTGCATCTTTTGTAACGGCAGTGATTTCTTTGTCTCCGCCAATTTCAACAACTGTGCCTGCATCATAGATATCATCAGCTTCAAAGCGTTCTGCTAAGTCAGCATATGTTGCATTAATACGAGCGCCAGTTGTCAATGTCCAAATGCCACTAATAGTACCTGTACCTGAAAGTGTAGAGATTGTATTAGATGATAAATTGTTTGGAGTAATGTTGCCATTAAATTGTGTGACATTATTAGCACCAGTCAAATAATCACTGACATTACCGTTGTTGTATGTGCCGCTTGGATTAAACGGTGCACCGTTTGCATACATATAGTTGTCACATTTGATACCGTTAGTACTTGATGCAGTAAAACTGACGTTACCATTTATAATAGATAATGCATTGCCACTTGGATTTCCATTAACTGTCCAAGCACCTTGAATATTACCTGGATTAGTTTGAGAACCAGTTGAAATATATCGTGCGTTAAGAACACTGGTTACGTTGGCAGTAGTGATAGTAGCAATGTTAGATGTGATTGCGCTGGATACAGTAACTGTTGCAACTGCTAGAGTAGAAGTAATTAGATTGTTAGTAATAGTAGCATTGTTAGCAGAAACAATGTCACCTGTAATGGTGACATTTCCTAGTGTAGTTGCACCGGCACTTGTTGCACTTGTCAATTTAATCCATTGACTGGCAACTGTAGTTCCGTCAGCAGGACATACACACAATACTGGTTGATTAGGGTTAGATGTGTTAAACCACAATTGACCCTTCAATGGGTTAGCAGGAGGGTTTGCGCTTGCAAAGTTTTCCAACATTCTAACAAAATTTGTATCTTGGATTTGACCATAACCTGCATAGTTACGTCCAGGAAGTCCTAGACTAGTACTGGTTGTATTGACCGCGCCGTCTTGAATAGTTGTAAGAACCGTTGAATTATCGCTTCTTATGATTGTATATGCCATTTAAATGCTCCGATATCTTGTATTTATATTAGACTGTAACCAAATTAGTTAGAGTCTGAATTCTGATTGTATAATCAATCTGTATTTGACGATTCAATGCTTTTTGCACTGGGTGAAAGATAACGTGAGTCATTAACTGAGTTAATTCGTTGCCTGAATTGTCGGTTCCATAGTATCCTAAAATACCCAATTCGTCAAAGACATACGCACTTGATAGCGAGGTGCTATTGTCGAATGCCATTTGTCCTGAAGGTTCACCGTAATCTAACAAACATTGAATAATAATATCTGTATAGACTTTACCCGAAACATGACTGATGGTCATTTTATTTCTAGATGGGTTTGTATTCAAAATGTTAGTGTCGTCCACAACTTTTGTATATGTTTGATTATACAAACTAGCATTAGTACCAACTGTATTAGGTGGCAAATATGTAATGATACCAGTTTGGTCAATACTTGACCCACCATTACCAAAAGCCATTTTGTAGATAGTGCCTGTTCCCCGATTAGATAAAGCATTTGCAATACCAATACTGATATTCTCATAGTGTATTGCATTGCATTTATCTACGAAGACTTCACCATCGTTTGGATCGTAAATCTTTAAAAAACCCTTAATTTGCATGGGTAGTAAATTGTGTAACATTAGTTGTCGCCTCGTTTGTGAACTAATACTTCATTGGTATTAGGATCGAATATCTTAATACTTGAACTAAAATATATACCTGAAAACTCATTAAAACCACCCGATTCATTAACCGGGGGTTTTTCTGATGTTGTATTGTGTGTTGTATCTTTGTTCTCGGAATTCATAATCTATTATTTATCTCTTATCTATTTCCGGAATTTAAGAACTCAGCAGCAGCCGTTGTACTGACTGAAACTGGATCACCAAATGGTGCATAATTTGAACTGTTCCATAATATTGACATTTGGCTAGGGTCAAGTTTTCTAGTTGGACTCAAACTATACACATAGTCATATTGGTTATGTGCTGTTGTGGCAGTGTTTTGTGCGTTTCTAGTCAATCCAGTGATTGTGTTGGTTGTTGGATCAACTGATGTAAATTGAATTCTTTCACCATTAGTCTCAATCAAGTTACCAACATAAACTGTGAATTTAATTAAATCTCCTACAACAGTGTGTGGATCGTAGAATGCGACTCCACCTGCACCTTTGTACATTTCAAGTTCAACATTTTCTGATGGTATAATAGTACCTTTAGTAACGTTAAACGCCTCAACACGTGTAATTGCGTTTGTATTGAAGTTCAACAAGAAACCAATGTCATTGTCATTATCAATGTTAATCAAAGAACTAATCTGAGTAACAGTGTTGGTTACAGTTACAACTTCAACAATTTTTGACACATCATTCAAATACATAGTAGTATCTGTTAGACCAAAGTCAACTGTCAACCAAGTTCTATCCGTTGGGTTAGCTCTGTAAGCGGATTGAACACCTGTCTTGTCAACAAGTAATTTGAAGCCTGATGGGTTTGGACTACCACCGTCAACAAATGCAGTCACAATAATGTTGTCACCGTTTTGTACACCAGGAATTACAAGGTGATTAGCTGAACTATAATGATATGCAGTTGAAGGTAAACGTCTACCGTTCAACGTAACCCATGCTTTATTTACATCAGTATATGTCATATTAGGCATTGGGTTAGGTACTGTTGGGTACGGTATAGTAACAGTCAATGTACCAGATGATCCTGCATGTACTTTAGTAGTTGTTGCAAACAATCTACTAGCATCAAGGTATGATGTATATGCAATGATACGTGTTTCATCTATTGGATCACCAGAGAATGTTAATGTAGAACCTGAAATAGTGTATGCTGTTCCCAGTGCTTGTCTTACGCCATCAATTTCAACAATACCATCAGCAATATTCTGACCTGTTGTAGGTAAAGTCAATGTATAGGTATTGCTTCCTCCAACTGCACCAGTAAATGCCTGTGTTTGTGGGTATGAATAACCATACTGTGTTGAGTTAGTAGGTGTTGTGGAGTCAGCAAAGATTGAATACAAAATCTTAGTATTAGACTGGTCATATTCAGTATTAAATTGAATCTTCATTGGTTGACTACCTGTACCAGTATCGTAAGGTAAGATTTGATAATCAACGTTGTTTACCAATCGTGTATTACTTGTTGAAGTTTGTACAAAGATTAGTGGATCAGTAACTAAGTCTTGGAACAACACATCCAACACAATCATTGTGTGACCTGTATTAGGATCGACTCGCAATGGAATCAAATCTGAGTTTCCTCTTGCAAGTTCAACACCATTGCCAACTTCATACACTTCAATCATAATTGATTGAGTAATATCAATTGATTGGTTTAACGTGACAACACGATTGAACCAATCAATTGTATAAGTGTATGGGTTGTTCAAGTTTGTTGAGGTGTTCTCATAGATTCTAGTGTAGCCTGCATAGTTAGGGTCAAAATAGAATACTGCTAATTGAATTGGGTTCACAACCAAGTTAGCAAAACTAATTTGATTATTACTGTCAGGTCTGCCCAATACTTGTGTCATACTAAAACCAGAGTTCTTATACCATGCCAGTTGTGTATTATCTAAATCCCAGTATGCGCTAGGTGCTGTAGTAACTTGCATACTAATAGAATCAGAAATAATTCCAGGAACTAATTCTTCTGGACCATATCCAAACAAGAAGTCGTTGCCCTTGACAACATAAGTTGGGTCTTCTGATGCCAAGTTAGATTGACTTACCCAGTTGACTCCGTCAATACTACGCAAGATGGTATCATTAGCACCAGACGCATAGAAGAATGTACCATCGAAAGTTACGTTGTGTAGATTTTCAGTAGTGATTGCACTATTAGTTTCTTGTACCCATGTGATACCATTAGATGATTTTAATAACAGTCCCGAATCACCTACTGCAACAAACAAGTTATTACCATACGCAATACTTGTAATATTAGTTGTAATAGCTGATCCCATAATTGTACTAGCTACCCAGCTTGTGCTGTTGGAACTATAATAAATTTTAGCATGATTACCTACAACCACCATTACTGAGTCGTTATGTGCAATTCCATTTAAAGCATACGCCGCTAAACTACTTGATTCAGTGTTCCATGTTACACCATCCGTACTAGTTATAATTCTAGTGATAGGATTGATGATAGGTGCTGATGTATTTGCACCTGATACAATTTGACTTCCCAAACCCACTGCCACATAACCAGTGAACCCTGATATTGAAATATAGTCAATATCATTGATTACGTTAGTTAGACGACTATAGAATTGGAATAAACTGTTCCAAGTTAAAGCATCAGTACTTTGTAGAATTTGTGTTCCAACTGCAAAGAATGCACCATTCAAATACTTGACTTTCTGTAGTGGGATACTAGGAGCTGTCACCGTAGAAATATCGTAATCACCTATATCATATGCAAGATCATCATAATTTTCTTCACTGCTAATAGTTAACCATGTACTCAAATCATAACTAACCATCAAGTTTGTTGTTGCGGTGTTTGTTGTTATAACATACACTCCATTATTGTATACAATACTTGTAATATTCAATGGAGTATCGGCTAGTCTAGTAGTATTCCAAATAGTGCTATCTGTACTTCTAATTAAAACTGATGTAGTTGGTGTGTCAACAACTGCAACGTACTCATTTCCGTCATAAGCAATAGACTTAATATTAGGACTGACTGGGTAGAAAGGTCTATCTACTAAGTATGCATCAATTGGAAGAATATCTTCTGGACTAAAGCTATTACCATAGTATACTGGGTTTGGATATGCAGTTCCCTTCAACAATTGTTGAACATCTTTTGCTGGCATATCTAAACTAGGTTGGTAAAAACCTTCAATTCTATCCAATGCATTCAAACCAAGATCGCTTTGACTTAATGGTACCCATTTATTAGGATCAAACACTGCATCATGGTTAGTTTCAATACATTGCCAAATAGTATTTGCATAACTTGTAATTGAACTTGTCATATATTCAAAGTTCATGTTGCTGTACAACGGTTCTGGTAAATAAGCATAATCAGTGCCTGGGTATCCATAACCATGTGTATCATATGATGTGGCACCATTCCAAATGAATGAACTGTATGCCACCGGTACTTGCATTGACGGGTCAGCGAATATTGCCAACTGTGTATCATTGATAGCGTCTACATAATACTTGCCTGTATCATTTACAGGTGTTCCATTGACAGTTGCCATGAAAATTGAAGTATCATCGTTAACAGCAGTAACTTGAATCACCGCATCATTAGTGCCATTTGTTCCGCCTAGATTACTACCCAAAATTTTGAATGTTTGTCCTTGTGAGTACCCTGTACCACTTGATATCATCTTGATATAGTAGTTACTTACAACACTATCATTCGTAAACGTAGGTCTGTAAATCTTGAACTCTGCACCACCGCCGTCAACAAAATCATAAGGAGCATGAACACGATAGAAGAACATGCTAGTACCACTAGCTTGTCCTGGTAACAACCCACTATATGAGTAATCTACTGTGATAACTGCACCACCGTCTGTTGAACTATCTAATTGTCTGATAGGTAATACTGCACCTTGCAAACTAGTTGTATCAACAGTAGGAGTTACACCCATAACTTGGAATGTTAATATACCACCTGAACCGTTGACGCTAGTTACGAATATGTAACAATTATTTGCAGTGCTTCCTTCTAAGTTCAATCCGGATATAGTAATAATACTACCAGTGAAGTGAGCTAAAGCATATGCTAAGGTCCATGAACTATTCCATGTTCCAGCAGTATATCCAGTTCCTGCTGTAGTGACAGCAGCTTGATAAACACCTTGTTCAACCCAGTTTTCAACAGTGAACACTGCATTGTTTCCACCAGTTGGTGTTACTGTACCAGTTTGATGTACATAAGTTGCTGCATAACCGATTGTTCTATCAGTGTTTACACTAGCCAATGAGTTGTGGTAAGTACTTGACCAAAATTTATTTGGTGTCCAAGGAATTACATGTGATCTATAACTAGTTCTATCAAACTTGATAGTAGTTCTAAATCCACGAACCAATGTATTGTTTGCATACACGACTGCATATGCACTTACACCAATAGTATGCGTATAGTCAGAAGACAATAATTCTACTGAGGTAAATGAGATTGGATTTACTTTTCTTACGCTATCACGATAGCTCTTGTGGAAAGTAATAAATGACAACCCAGTATCTGCTTGGTTTAATACATTGATATAATACACTCCGTTAGGAATAAATGTTAATCCATTAGATCCAGTACCAGTTGATCTTACTAAATCTCCTGTATTTAACTCTGAGGTATCTAATACAATGAATCCATTGTCGTTGACTGCACTTGTAGAGAAAGACATTGATATGCTTGGATCAATGATAATTTTTGGCAACACTACATATCCTGCACCAGGATCCTTCACAGTAATACCAATGACTTTATCACCTGCCATCACTGCTTCTAACACTGCAGGAGTTGTTGGAGCTGGATACAATGTGGTATCAATGTATGCAGTTACTCTAGGTAAGAATGCATACGCTCTACCCTCATTTAACAACGTGACGCTAGGTACATCCATTACAATCTGTACGCCAGGGATATGGAATGTAGCCTGAGTTGAGTTAAATCCCCTATTCAATCCATAAAGAATTCCTAATTCTCTATCAACACTACTATAAGAAATTACCTCAGTATCAACTACGATTGTTCCTGTTGCAGGCATTCCTCTAGCGTTATCAACATACATGATAGTGTCACTAGGATTAACGTATTTTGCAACAAACGCAATAATAATTTCTGGACTATCAACTAATGACAAGCCAAAATGATTATACCAACGTTTGTAATCCATTGAACTATACCATAATGGATCAGTATAAGAATACTGTTGATTAGTTTTAGGACCACCAAATGTTAATTGAGGTGATACGAATTCACCTAAATTATTATCAAAGAATGTAGGTAAGTCAAAATCTGTAACTGTTCCTGCAATTGTTTCTAATGCAGAATAAGATAACGTGAACTCTTTAATAACTACGTGGTATGGTTTGATTTCATTCAAGTAACCATCAAGCAAGTTTAGATTATCAGGACGATACTTAGTATCTTGTCCCAATGTTCTTACATTATAAGTTACATCAGTGAAACTTGTTTTGTTCAACCAAGGCAAGTATCCACCGTTTGCAACACTTTCACTTGAAATATATTCAAACATCAAAATTAATGCTTTGTTTCTGTATGCGAATAGGTCGTCAACAAAGATTTGTTCAAATATACCACGAACTATATAACGTGATTCAACGGTTGGATGTGCATCAAAGCCAGATGAGTCAAAGAAGTCATTACCAAAACCAATCTTGTTGTCAGCGTAGTCATATAGACTACTTAAGAATTGGATAGTACCATCTTGTAAACCAATACGAGTCCAAACATTACTTGAGTAAACATAAACTTCACGTTTGCCTTTGCCGTTTTTAGCAACACCTACTAACATTCCATCTGTTGGGGTGAATGTCATCAAGTCTGCATAAGTTTGAACTTCTAAGTTTGTTTTAGTTGTTGAAGAATAACCAGTTGCCCACCAGTATGTGTATTCCCAATAGACTCTTGTATCAAAGTTATCGCCGTATACGTTCAACAATGTTAAGTTTTCAATTTCACTGATAGGATAATTAACAATGATACTGTTAGTATATTCAATGAAGTTTTTCAAAGCACTGAATCTGTCAATAAACATGCTTTGACGAGGTCTGATGTTTACACCAATCTGTAGCATTTTTGGTAGTGATGGGTCAGGCACAACTGCACCAAAACTATCACTACCTGCAAAACTATCTATTAATTTTTCATATACACCTGTTGGATTTGATCTGCCTAATTTTGCATTAGGGAAACCTGTTAAGAAGTCTTCAGGATAATCTGTTCTAATCAACTTAAAGTCAATGTGTGCAGGTGTATCATTGTTACTTGTACTGAATCCCAAATGCAAGTTAGTTGTTTTACCGTTGATATAACTTGCTGCATTGTATATAGCATATGTATTAGTACGCAATGGTGCTAAGAAAGCAATGCCTGAGTTAGCAGGATTAGTGATATATTGAGCAATTGTATAATCGCTTAATGTCTTGCCTTGCAATGAGTACAATGAATTTGTATTCTTGACCCAAAAATAGTACACAGGTACAAGATTATGATTAGCGTCAGTTACGAATGTTACTGCGTACTTAGTTACATCATACGGAGTTCCTGTTGTATCCTTGTATTGATTAGGTGGAGTTAATGACTCTACCCATGTATATACATCTACACTGCTTCCTGGAAATACTTGACCCCAATACTTGCTATTGTACACAACATCATTTTGATGGTAGTCTAAGAATCTTGCTGTTGATGTGTTAAACCAAATTTTACCAACTTGATTCTTGTTCCAAACAAGTTTACCTGTATTATAGTTAGCACTGTTGTAACCTGCAGGGTCGATTGACGTCACAAAATCTAAGTTTTCTGCAACTGCACCCAAGAATTTACCTTGCAATGGATCAATATAGTCTAATGACAATAGTGTTTTGTCTGTAGAATTATCAAACAATTGAACTTTTTGTACTTTGCTAATGTCAACAACACTATCTGGATAACGATATTTTGTCCAGTCGCTTGTTCCAACATTATTTCTATACATTACAACTTTACCAGCAGTTGTTCCTGATTGGTAGTTAGGTGCGCTAATCATTAGTAAATTATTTCTAAAGTCTAATGCAGCACCGTAGTTAGATAAGTAACCATAGTTGTTTAATGCACTTGCAGATGTTGATGGAATATCGTTACAAGGTTGTGCGTATATAAAATTACTTAAGTTTAGTAATGACTCATTATAACAAGGGATATAGTCAAACATATAGACTGCACCGGCTTTAGTAAATGAATCAATAAACTCAGTTAAGTTACTATCAAACGTAGTTTGATTATGTAAATCTGTGTTAACATCATAGTCAAACTGTGTTTTTAAATAGCTGTTTGTAGTAGGAGCACCCACTGCAATAGAACCAGTTTCATTAAACTTAACCACTGCACCAAAATTTGAACTATGTTGTGAGTGAGGGTTAGAGATTGTCTGTGATTTAGTATACAAAGACATACCCATTTCAGTAATGATGTTACCATTCAAAGCCATGATGTTGAGTTTGTTCTCAGCTTGACCCAATGTTTTGTCAATCAAAGAAATAATCAATCTATCTTCTGAATCAGCAGCAGCAAATACGTTTAGAATGTTAGTACGATTGATAACCTCAGCAACATTAGATGCATCACCCAAAGGAGCAATAATTTGAACATCACTTGCATGCCATGCATCTGTAGGTGACGTATTTGATGTAACACTGTGTCCAAATGTGGTTGGTGTTATGACTTTGGTCACAGGATCTCGGATAATAAAATTCAATTGTCCAGTAGGTACTCCCTGACCATCACGAGCCAATTGATATGTCAATGTATAATTATTTGAATAGATATTCTGGATTGTAATTATACCAATGTCGGGCATTCTTGCTGCATCTACTTGGCTTACGCTAATAGATGTTGAACTTGATTTTACGTTGGTAGTAGCAGCAAATGTATGGAATAAGTTGACAACATAACCATTAATGTACATGTAAGTTGGTTGAAATACATCTGCTTGAATCAACGCAGACATGCTACCAAACTTTCTTCCCTCACAAGTAAATCTGATTACTGCACCTTCTTCGTCATTGTTTACAACACCTCCTGGTGCACCAACCATGACTTCACTAGCCCATTTGTTACATGAAATACTTGCACCAAATTTTTCACCTGGATGCAAATCACTGTATGTGATTGATTTCATTAAGAATTGTGAGTATACTAGGTTGTAACTTCTGAAAGAAATGATGTCACCTGCTTTAAAACCTACTGGACCAATCAAAATAACTGTGCCTACGTTTGTTTCGACATTACCAGGCAGTACAATATATTTTGTTGTTGGCAAAGGTGTGCCATTCCAATAGATTACAGAATTGTTAGTAGGAATCCATGCAACAGTAATTGCAAAGAAAGGAGTAAACAAGTTTTGATCGAATTGAACTTTGTAATTCTCAACGATTGCATCAGCTACCCAAACACGACCTACATCAGATACGTTATGCAAACCATCGGTTGTAGTAAAATCTGCATTTGGTGAACCAACAAAAACTCTAGTTCCGTCATAGTTAGTAGCTATTGAACTACCAAAATTATCACCATAACTCCATACTGGTGATTGTGATGTACCAATGAGTTGGAAGTTGACATGAGAATGGTATACAGCAGCGCCTGCTTGAGACACGTGCTGGATAGTTCCTACAATGTAGAATGTTGTTTGGTTTGTTGGTATATCATATATACCTGTAATTACAGTATAGATAATATCTTGGTTGAACGATGCAGCATAGACAATAGTACCGTTGTAGACAGTAGCAATTATTTGTTCTTCCGTATAAACAGTTGTAGTATCTGCATCAGAATCATATGATGTATGTGTAACAGTATATAATTGATCTCCTGCAGTTCCTGAATTACTAAATGACACTTGCAAACCAGTATAGATTGCTTGTCTTACATCACCTTCACAAACAAAATATTGATCGTTTAAGTTTGCATTGACATACAATGTACCTGCTTGGAAGTATTGTGTAATGAACGATACACGTTGTCCTGGTGTAATGCTTGATAATACGTTGCCATGAACTGAGAATTTATTATCATTAACTACTGTTGGTTTAGATAATACCATTCCCAAATTAGTGAATGTTAAATTAGGATTTCTTGCATAGACTGCTAGTAGCTCAGTTGCCTCATCTTTAACAGCAGCGTATAGTACATTACTGTCGCCTGAGATTGCCATAGAATATCCAAAGTTACCACCACTAACAGACAATACTTGTTCAAGTACAGGAGTACGTAGATTAGATTCTGAAGGGATTCGATAGATATAAACTTGGCTCAATGTCAATGATGCATCTGGTGCACCAACTAACATTAACTCGTCACTATAAACAATAGCAGAACCATAGCTAGTATCAGGATATGATAAGAAGTAATCAGTGATGAATGAACCGTCACCATTTACATTATCAATGTAATGATATACTACTCCAGCACCGCTATCACCCACAACATAACCTAGTGTAGGTACATTGGCGACGGCTGAACCAAAATTAACAGTAGTAAATTCATTTTGATTTTTAATCTTCGGTAACGAATTGTATATGTAGTTAGGTGTTTTACTGTACACAGTCCAATCACCATTCTCATTTTCATCTACCCAAACTAAATTTGTGTTGAATTCAACGTTGTTCAATGGTAGTGAAACAATATCTCTTGATGTAGTGACACGATGGCTCTGCATCATAAACGCAGCACCGTTACCAAAAACTTGAGTTGCTGTTTTTGTTAAGTTGGATGTGACTACAATAGTTGTTAAGTTTGTTATACTCTTAACTAAGTAATACCCATCAATTCTAGGATCAAAATTGACAATACCTACAATTTGATTAGTAAGTAGATTATGTAATCCAGAGAATGTGATAGAAATAGTTCCATTCAAATTGTTAATTACGTTTGTTACAGATACTCCTAATGGAGTAGGAGTATATACATCCCAGCTACCGTTGATATTTGCTAACCAAACAAAGTCACCACGATAGATAGCATAGATACTACCGCTAGTCAATGAAGACAAGTTATATCCTAACTCAACTACGTCATCAACGTTTACGTAACCAGCTGTCGGTATCTTACCAACAATGCTAGATTCACTTAATGTTGATAAAATGCTAGTGTTTGAAATGTTTCTAGCATAGTTCTTAACTTGATTTAACGGAACTTGTTGTTGACTTCCAACAACATAGGTATCTCCTACGATACTTACAATAGAAGGATTACCGGTAAGTTGTGTTTGGTCAAGTGTAATTTGAACAAAGTTGTGATTGTTCAAACCACTATACTCACTATTTTTAATAGCCCAGTTCTCATGCACAGTATATGACATTTGATTGTCATTAAGAGTAATACCATTCAATCCGTTTGCTGATTGTGTGGTACCTTTAGACTCAATCATACTCTTGTACAAGTTAACCTGCGTAGGATCATCTAATTCTGCCTCTGACAAATATGGTCTTGGTCTATATCCAATCAAACTAAAGCTCAATAGGTCTGCATCGTTTGCTAAATTAGCTTGGTTTGGGTTATAGTATTTGATTGCTTCAACACTCTTAGTACTTGGGTTTGGCAACATGTTTTGTTGAACCATGTCATAAGATGTTTCATCCCAATATGTTTTATCAAACGTTGGACTAGGTTGAACAACATCAATGTTAGCCATCCAGTATGAATTCTTATAACTCACTACAGTGCCCTTAACATACTTGGTGTTTGCTTTCCAATCTTCGATGTTGTCTTGTGAGATAATAAAGCCAGCAGCAGATAGAGTTCCGTTCCAGCCAGCACTCTTAGAACCCTTCATAAAGATACGTTGTTGACGTAATCCAGTGATTGGGTTATAAATCAAGTCACCAAACAATGTTGTGTTGTCAAATACAATCACGTGTTCAATGGTACTAATAGTAGCATTAAAGAAACTAATAGAATCACCTGCATTCAATGTTTTAATTGACAATTGTGTACCTTGACGGTCAATTGCCAAATCATTCAATGCGATAGGTATTAAGTTTTGATTTAAAATGAAGTTTTCTTTTTGCAACGTCAATGGTTGAACAATAGAATTGCCATTGTCAATCACTAACTGACTATTTGCAGGATTAATGTTGATGATAGAACCAACTTCCCAACCAGTCTTAATCCAGTACAATGTTTCATACAACATCTGTGTCCAGTTGGTCACAATACCATTATCTAATCCATTGAATTGGAATCCTTGATTTTCTAAGTATATACCATAACCTCTGATAAAAGTTAACAAGTCGTCAACCGTTTCAAATTCAGCGCCGTATGGATATGTGATAGTCTTGTCGTTAAAATAATTTCTAGGCACTTGAGCACTAACCGTATCAATTGCAATAGTATCAAATATTCCTAACTTAGGAGCTGATGTAATGAAGTATGCATTGACTTGTTTATTACCATAAACTCTGAAACCATTATTAGATATTTGAATAATAACTGGGCTATAGATTAATGTATCTGTTGGTTGGTTGTTGTACAACAACACTGAATAACTATCTTCAGGAACTAGTAATGAATTCGCTGATGCTGAACCCATTTCTAACATAAAGTTCAACAATGTCTTATCACTAAATCCTGCCATTCTGTAAGAAAGTCTTACATCAGAATTAGTAAACAAATCAACGATTTGGCTGGTGCCGTTCATACCAAATTGTTTTTGATAATCAATAATCCAGTTCAAGTAACTATGTTCAGCAGCAGTGGCATCAGTTCCATAGAAATTTAATAGATTATTAGGATCACCAATGTTTGTACGTAACCTACCATAGACTAGCCATTGTCCAAACTCTTGATTATGTGAATATACATCCAAATCAATGTTGTATGTAAAGAACTTAGCTGGGCGCATCAATGCTGCAATTTTCATCAAATCAAACGGCCATGCGCTACTTGAACGATATGAGTACTCAGTAGGACCCATGTCGCCTACTTTCCAATTATTTTTAAATTGTTCAAAGTTATAGCTACCTATGAAGTTGCTGAACGGTAATATCAAATTACCTTGATTGTCAACAGGAATCATAGATAATAGATCAGGTCTAATGCGTTGTTTGTTAATATATGAATCACCGTTGTTATAGACAAAACCATTACTAATGTCTGTCCACATCACTGTGTTTTCACTTGTATAAGGTGCTGCACCGTAATAACTATCCCACCATGTTGGTTTAATTGTTAACCCTAACATTTCCCACGGGCGTGTGTGAGGGTATACAGTGTCGTATAACCATAGATAGATGCCCTTCCAGTTGCCAGAAGTTAACAATGATCCATCTGATTTTAAACTACTACCTGAATAGTTCCATGTTTTCTCATTGAACGCATCATAATTCTGTGTTGTATAATTAATACGATTCGTACCAACCCAGTTTAAAAACAATGTTGAATAAACTGAAAGATAGTCGTTGTATGTGTAGCCAACATCTCTGTCTTTACCTGGTACTAGTTGATCTAGTCCAACTGAAACAGAACTGGAAACTTTTAAGTTGTTAAAGACTCGTAATTCAAATTCTAACAATACTTTGTCACGTAAGTCAGTCAACAATTCATTGACATAATCTCCATATAATTTAGTCTGAGAACCATCGTGACCTCTGATAAAGTATGTTGGAGTTGTGTATGTGTCATCCAATACTACTTCTGGGATGAATGCAGGATACAATCCAAGTTTAGTTGGAGTGCTAGGTACAAAATTACCATATGTTTGTGCATATTCATTGATTGTGATAGTATCGTTTGGTAACAAATCTGCAACAATTTCTAATCTTGCAGTAGTGTCAGAAACAATATAATCAATACCCCTTACCAATTGCGTAATCGTTGTACCTTGGTCTACCGTAGTGCGTGTTAAATAAACCAAGACACTATTGTAATTTGCTTTAGTAAAGTCATATATCTGATTCAATTGAAAGAATGAGATAGGTAGATTAGTTTTAAAGCTGTATGTGTTTGAATATGTAGGTGTTTTACATGGGAGCATATCGCTCCAAAAAAACGAACTAGAATCTAAACCAGATGCAGTTAAGAATCCAAGTATGGTATCTAACAAACCAGGCGCAGGTTGTGTTAAATCAATGTTAAGTGTATCAATACTAGAAACTAGTAAATTCTTAAACTTGTCATATTCATATGCATTGAATGTAGTTGCATTAAAGAAATTATAGTCATTGTTTCTAATGAATGCGGCAGGTAAAACCAATGGTGCACTATTCTGAACAATACGAGTACCAAATGGTACTAGATTACCTAAATCTCTGTAGTTGTTTGCACCAAATGCAATACCGGTAAGAGTAGATATGTTGTTGCAAATACTCTTATAATGTCCACGAACATCACCCAATGTGATAGAACCAATCGCCTGATTGAAAGGATTGCTTTCTAGTGTAGGTGGGATTTCATAATAACCTATCTTACTTACTTGGTCACTATATAGCATAATCACAACAGGTGTTCCAATTTCAGGAGTAGTTGTTAATGTAACTGTTGTACTATTGCTAGTTGTAGTAACTGTGTAACCAGTTGGATCCAAACGTACATTGTCTGAATAAACAACAATGGTAGGCCACTTAGTGGTTGCAGGATCTTTCATTGCAATGTCTACAGTAAATGTAGGAGTTCCTGGAATTCCAGTATATTGCAAATCAAATACTTGATTTTGATAGCTTAAATCAGCAGCAGTTTGCCAACCAATCTTTCTAATAAAATTAGTGTTTGAAGTATATTCGTATGCATATGCGGTTTTAACTAACGCAGTAGTAGATACACCGTTCAATGAGTAGTTAAAGGTATCGCTATTCAGGGAAATATTAAATTCAACATCACCTAAGTTGTTGATACTTGTGTAGCTGATAGGGAATCCTAAGATAGAATCGTTTGTGCCAGTGCCCTTTTTGTATTCAAGTAATGTACAACCAACAAAGCTAGAACTTGGGTAGCTATGTGGGTCACCTAAGCTGTTGCCTAGATAGTCAAACAAATCGAACAAAGGTGGTTGATTGATATTGTTTTTCTGTTGTGATTCGTTCCATTCAGAACCATCAAAATAGAATGTCTTGCCACCAAACGTGTCACCTGACAATACAGAAATCATATCGTTAAACTTGATATCTACAACAGGTACTAAAACGATTTCTGGTTGTACAGTAATAGTTGTTGCTGTGTTACCAAATATACCTGGATCCGCTGGATACAACAAAGTCACTGATGATTGTGTGCTATCAGTAACAATGTATGTTCCGTTATAGCTAGAATTAGAGTTACCTGCTACAGTGTAATATCTACCAACTGTTGGTGGAACTGTAGTTTGTGGAATAGCAAAACGAACTTGAGTATCAATTTTTCTGAGTACTGTTGTTAATGTATTTGAATTTGTAGGAGCAACAGTCTCGACCTGTGCTTCATAAATTTTACTTCTAACTTCTAAGTTATTATCTGCTGCAAAAATAATTCTAGTACCATTAGTGATAGCACTAGTAGAACCATCAGGTCTGAAACTTACTTGACCGGCAACTTGATTAAATGCGTCATATGAGTTATTGTCAATGTATGTTACTGCACCACAATCTACAGAACCATAATTAAATAATTTTAAATTTGGATAGAACTCTAAGATTGGGCGCTTAGCCATACTTGATGAATTACTTAATGCTGCGCTTGCTAACGGTGCAGACACATTATTTGCAATAGTGAGTTTCAATACATCAGCGTGAAACCAACGATTGCTACGGCTCCATGCATTTCTATTCAATGCCCCGCGATTAATAGTCAAGTAATCTTGATCTACTGGTAATCTAACAGTAGTGTCTCCTACAGTAATAACTTGAGCAAATTGTTCAGGAACTGACAGTGCTGATTCAGGTACCAGCACGATGCTAGAACCTACGCCCTCAACATAATAGTTATCTTGTAAGTATGATTCTGGAACTACATTACCTTGGAATGTGATCTTTAAACCATTTGTGAAAGTAATACCGTTAGGGCTAGTGTAAGTTGTTTTGCCTAAAATATTGTTAACGTCAATGTAAGATGATGTTGCCGTATCAACTAATTTGATTACACCGACTTTATTTGGGTCTGTACCATCTTGGTAATACAATGTGTCATATGATGCAGTAACAATAGGAATCAAAGAAATGTAATCATATGAGTTTTTAACAAACTCTCTACCAATATATTCTGTACCTGTTCTGATTAGAATAGCTTCATTATCTGGTAATAAGCCAGCTTCTGATAATTGTATTGTGCTTACCCCATCAACTAGTACATATGAAACTGTATAGTAATGTTTGTTGATTTGTGTGATTGAACCACTGATAGTACCAGTGTCTAGTGGTGCAGCACCATAGAAAATGATTGTTTTGTTATCTAAGTAACCAACCCCATCAATAGTAACATCCTGTGCAGGCATGTCTTGTAAGTCTGCAAAATTCATCGTAGCTACTAAATCAACTTCTAATCCTTTAGGATATACCATTGAGTTTTGTGCATCACTAAAAGGTACATTAAAAGTAAGTGTACCATTCATTATACCGTTATTACTAACACCAAAAATTTCTCTAGTTGATTGATTTACTCTTGCACTATCAATTCCAGATGTACCGGGAATAGTTTGAATCCAAAAGTCAGTATTTTGATTAATATTGAATTCATATGTTCCACCACGAACTAATGTAATCTCAGGGTTACCCTGAGACAACGCAAACTTATCAGAAACAAAGGTATAGTCAATCCCAGTAGACGTTACTGTATATGTTAATTGACTATAATTAACAGAATTCGTGACAGTTACTGCTTCAGGACCTTCTGGAATCCAGTAGTACTGACTATAGTTAATCATTTTATCTAAGTCAACAAAACTATCCCATGAGTAGAATTCACTGGAAAATAATAAGTTGTGGTTGTCAGTTGCGGCACCATTCAATTTTAGTGCATCAATGATACCTGGATATGTTAATACATCAACTGCCTTACTTGTACCAGTTTTTGTGAAAACAATACTAGGTTCCAATTGATAGTTAGTACGGATACTATTTGGTTCTTTGATATATTGATCTGTACTCTTGACTCCATAACCAAACTTACTACCAATAAAACCTTGCACTCTATTGAAGTCTGGTTGTTGAACCAACACATCTAACGTAGATGATAAAAATTGTTGGTTAGGTGTAGTTTGAAAAATCTCTGGTAAAAAATCAAGTGTTCTAATTGTTGCCATTTATATTACCTATATTATCCTGCAGGGGTCAATTCAGCCGGGGTCAATGCTGTGATTACTGTGATGTCTGATGCTGTAGCAGCACTGACAAAAATTTCATATGGGGCAGACTTAATTTCATATAAGTCACCAAATACTAATGTTGGATCACTTGGTACTAAGATAGCTGAACTAATCATATCTCCCATCTTAGAATGCAAGTATGCACTCAATTCGCTGAAATAGAATGTATCTCCAAAGTCCCAATTTGAAATATCAAAATATGCGTTAATGTTTGTCAATGCAGTTGTGATGATTTCACCATCACTTGCGTTTGTAGTGGATGCTTTTACAAGTTTGATTTTACCTTGTAACTCAGAAGGAGCTTTAGTTCCAAACAATGGTTTGAATTTTGCACAGTTTAAAATAATGCTGTCGGTTAACATCTTATAACTATTTAACTGATTATATTCTTGTGCTAATTCTGTTATTGTTGGTACTAATGGTTCACTTACTTTACCAGTAGTATCAGCTAACCAGTTTTGATAGCTAGTGTAGTAGCCTTGCGGCAACACATACAAATCAATAATGTTTGTAGTTGCCGGATCAACTCTATTAGAATCACCGGAGACATGTCTATATTGGAAGTACAATCCTTGACGACCAAATTTAACATTGTATGTTGGTGCTAATACCAAATCAACAATGTTACTATATGTTGGATCTTGAATTAGTTGATAGAAATTACCTTCAAGTACTGCATAGAATATCTGGCCAACCGGGTAGTCATATTTTACGTTGGCAATGTCACTTAGTGTTCCATAGCTATATTCTACATTAATAGATGCAACCATTTCATAACGTGTTAACAAGTTTGTATCGGTTACTTGGTTGAAGAATACAAATTGTCTTAGGTTCAATGCACCAAATTCAAATCCAGTTAGTTCATTAAAGAAGTCTGGGTTCTTGTTTGTACCCGGAACTGTCAATGCCGATGTTGAAACTTCAATAGAATAGTCATCAACATATCCATCACTTTCAATCATTTGACCAACTACTTCTAATTTTACATCTTGTGCGATTGGATAGTTTGATCCAAACTGACTGTTTGATTTCAAAACGGTGATTGTATCCTTCATTAATTCACCTGTGACAGAATCATAAATGATTTTGTCAGCATCAAATACAAATTTAATATTAGATACACTACCAAAATAATAGATTGTTGATCTATATGTTACTTGATATGAATTGTTACCTAAACTAGTAAACTTAACAAAGTAACTAGGGTCACTAATTGTGCTCATTGACCAACGCTCTTGGTTAGCTAACAATGAGTTGTTATAGACCAACGTGAAACTTTGATTCAATGTTATAGAAGTGATGATATTTTGAATCAATGTGTTACCAAACACGTTTGTGAATGATGGCATGATTGAAACTAAGATACAACCACTTGGCACTGGGTTTGTTAAAGTGATTGGCCCAACCCCAGTTGAAAGATTACCTTGACCAGCATTTGATCCATCACCTACTATATTTGATACGCTTGTCCAAATAACAGTAATATCACTAGGTCCAGGCAATCCTGGAACTAAACGATTGTTTGTGTCAAAGTAGAATCCGTCAGGAGGAATAAAACCTAGTAATGCTCCTTCAGTAATGTACTTGACTGTGTTACTTGCAGCTACGCCTACGTTAACTGCTTGACTCGCACCCGTGTTTGTTGTACTTAAAAAGAAACCTGTACATTCAGTTGCATCATTTGTTGTTTGATTCCAAAATACTTCACCAGTGCCGTAATCAGATTCAGCAAGATAACGTGTGAATTCTTGAACATAGAATTGATAAGAACGGTTACTGCTTAGGATGCTTGCTAAGTTATCTGTTAAAAATCTAACAATATCATTAGTAGTTGAAACTGTTAAATTGACAAAGCCATCATCAGTAATTTGGAATAAACCACCATCATCACTAAAATCATTAGTGCTTGAATAACGTGCGCTTGGGTCTAGTAAATCGTAGTTACGACTTACGCCAACACTACTACGGTTCAATGCTTTACTTTTGATGATTGAACTGTATAGTGTGAATGGGAAGTTATTATAGTCTTCACCATTTACCATACGATTTTGTGTATAGTAACGTTGTGGAGCACGTTCTTTAATATTAGCTAATGTTTCACGTGCTTGTGCATTTGAAACAGGCAATGTTAGTTCGATGCCAATTGTCAATGTCTCTGTACGACCTTGAGCACTTGTGTATGGGATTTGAATTGTTGTACCCTGTAACTCGCTAGGATCAATTGTATATGTCGTTGCATCTCCTGCACGAACATAGGAAATAAAGCTACCTACAGGAATTTGTCCAAAAGTTCCATCACCAAAGTTATATGTAACTTGGTCATTATATCCTGATGTTACACTGAACACTGTTTGATTTGGTGTCTTTGTGTATGTGGTTGAGTAGATGCTATCTACTTGATTCCATTGACTCAATGCTTGTGAAATTGGATCAATCTTATACAACCAAGTATCTTCATTGTTAATACCTTGAATTGGAATATCAACGGTTTGATTAGCTAATTGATTAGCTAAGGTAAATGTATATGTTTGTAGTGTACCTTGTTTAAAGTACAAGAAAAACCCTGTATTAGCACTACCATAACCTAACAAATCATTACGATATAGTACGTTGAAGTATGAATTAATACCCGGATCCATTTCATACAATGTATTTGAATTTACGCTAGACATACTAACGCATTCAAAATTCATGTTGACATTGTTGATATTAGCATTAAATTTGATAGCGGGAGTAGTTCCTAATGGAAGCTGAATACTATATTCATCAGTTTTAATATCTGCGATTGTTGCTGAATGCCCAGGATTACCAACTCGTTGTGCGTTGATAAATGCGGCATTTAATACTGTGTTAAACTGTTGTTGCCAATTTGAGTTTGCTGCGTCATTCCATAGAATAGTCAAATTAGTCAAGTTCACATTATTGATATCACGGATCTGCTCAGTGGTAGCAATATTGATAATCTTAACAAACCCTTGACCGGCTAAATTACGTTTGGGAGTGTAGCCAACTAAGTTAGCTAGTTTAACAACACTGTCTCTACGTTCAGCGGTGTCAATAAAGTTTTCACGGGTGTTTAAGTCGTTACGGAAAGCAAGGGCTTGGCCCATGTATGCGATAACGTCAAGCAAAGCAACGTATTCACTAGACTCAACATAGTCATTAAATGTTTCAGGGTAGTTGGTACGTAGATAATCTACAAACACTTTTCGTAGTGTTTCATAGTCATAGCTCTGGAAATCGGCTTGGCTATAATTTTTATAGATTGATTTCCAATCGTTTACCCCAAAGATTGCTGATTGTCTTGAACTTGTTGCCATAGGTTTATTCTCTCAATAATGTATTTATCATTAAGGAAAATGGCGTTTTTTACCGTGCTGCTGCTGTACCTGACGCTTGGTCGAATAGAATTTCTAGTGTTTGCACGTTGTTGAAGGGCACGACTGCAAATTCAACTTCAAGCAAAACACCGCTATCTTGAGGGTATATTTGAATTGTGTTTAATGCTAGTCTAGGATCGAGCGATCCAATTCTTCTAATTTCATTTTCTAACTCAACTTGCATTGATACGTCATTGGGTTCAAAAATAAAACTCCACAATGTAGTTCCGTAGCCAGGATTCCCTGTCTTAGAACCCTGTGGAATATTCAATGCATTGATAAAGTCTTGAATCACCATTTGCTCATCATATCCGGTAAACTTTTTACCAAAAACAGTAGGTGTTGCAAATGAACCAGCACCACCGTCAGCACCAGGGCTTACTCTAGGTGCTCTAACAGTATCGTAGTTTTGTGTGTTGAATCCAATAAACTTTGCCATGACGTATTTATGCTACTAAAGAATCGACATTTGCTGTCGCTTGTTTATATGCTGCCTGTGCAGTTAAAGTGCGTGAATCACTTTCCCCGTAGGTGGTTCTAGCAGTATTCCAATTATCCAATGCAGATTGTTGCTTAGACAATGCTACATTAATTTGATCCAATTTCTTACTGTTGGCGACAACTTCCGATGCAGTTTGTGCTTGTTTACCTGCAAAGTTTGGAGCAGGAATCTTTGGATCTCCTAACAGTTTTGCAGTCTGAGCCTGTACAACTGCTGCTGTTTTGTTAGTACCTGTTGCTACTGTTGGTAATATAGTTTTGAACGGACCGCCCAATCCCAAAGAACCCAATGCACTTGATATTTTAGATACAGTACTTGGGTTCATATTGGATGTTACGATACCAACTAAACCAGTAGATTCTAACTTATTAACTGAATTTTGAACTGTAGATATTACATTCTTAGATGAGGTAATTGATCCAGAAATGTTATTAATTACTGAATTGACCGAATTGACTTGTGGAATATCAGTAACCGTATTTTGTCCATTAGACACAATATTATTTAGACCAGCAAGACCACCCGGCACTCCTCCTAATATACTATCAGGGGTAGTTGTCGTTGTAGTAGTCGTAGAGCTTCCTCCTGTAGCGGTTACTAATTGGTTAATATCAGTAGAAGATGATCCTGCACTAACTGCTGAGTTTTTAGACAAATCCATAACACCAGCAATGCTAGTCATAAACACTTGGTTAGATTTGTTTAAAGTAGTTTCTGCTTGTGAATATGTAGTGGGAACAACCGGAGCAACATCTGACACTGCCACTTCTGCTTGAACTCCCTCATTTGCTGCGGCTAAACTAATAGGCACGTTTGCTTCATATGCTTTAAATGCAGAGATAACTTGATTGAAGGCACCCGCTGTATTATCACTTAATCCTTTTAAGAAAGATTCCACGCTAGAAGTGTTTAATTTTTCTTCAATGTTAAGTGAAGCAAATAATCCACCAGACATTAAATCGTCAATTGAAGAACTTATATTGTCATATGCGTTCGACACTTGATCTTCTAAGTTATTAACAGTTGAAGAAATCTTATCTTCAAGACCAGTAACGGTAGACGAAATCTTATCTTCAACGTTATTGATTGTACCTGTAATAGAATCACCAATTGCTGATATGTTTTTACTGAATCCAGCAGTGTCTCCGGTGATTAATGACTTAACAGCACTTCCTGCATAGTTAAGCGTTGGCTTCAATCCAGCAACCGCAGTGCTCATAATCAAACCACCTGTCTGAGACATTGACTCTTTTCCAGTAATGATACCCTTATTGACTAGTGTATCTTTTGCTTGGTTTAATAATGATGCTGCAATGTTTGTTTGTGTGCCCGTATTTTTAACTAAGTCTTGTAACGAGTTAACACCATCTTTACCTGTGAATAAATTTGGAGTCATTGCTGCTTCTAAACTTTGTCCAGAATTAATTGCAGTGTTGATTGCGATATCAGCGCCTGGTTTCAAATGACCAGATGTAACTAATTGCTGCGGAGTTAGACCCAAAGAACCAATAACTGCTTGTTTTCCGTTTGGCGTGTCAACTACCGCAACAGTTTGTTGCACCGCACTTGCTGCAGGTCCATTTGCAACACTTACAGCCATTTGTGATACCATTGAAGAAGTAGTTGCAGGATCAATAGAACTTGAACTTGTTACTTGTGCTGTAGTAGGAACTGTTGTAACCAATGATGCACTTGTAGGATTTGCCGGGGCCGGTGGCAATGTTGAATTAACTTGCGTAACAGCAGGAGATGGAACTGATGCTACTGCATTACCTGAATTTAAATTAGTTTGTACATCAATACCCTTGTTTGCCGCGTCCCATGGAGCGTGTGCAGGAGCACGACTAACAATACTTAATAATTTCTTAGGTGCTGTTGCATATCCCACATTAGAATCATACAATGTATCGCTATGTTGTACTCTAGGTAACTGTTTGCCTGGCAATGGTAGTGTTGGGCAGATACCACTGTTCATCAAAATCATTGGACCACCTTTAAGATATAATGATCCTAATGTAGATGTGATCCCAACATCATTACCTGCCAATACACTATAACTACCACCCACATGTTCAGTATGCGTACCTAATACCGTAGTATTCATTGCTTTACCAGTGAAGTGTGTCGTATTTTCTTGGCTTTCAATATGTGTATTCTTACCAAAGATATTTAAATCTCTACCTGCATTCATGTTGATATCTCTATCTGCATGTAAGTTTAAATCACCTTGTGTTCTAATGTTTACTGAGTTAGTTGAGTACATATCAATCGTACCCTCTTTGCCCAACTCAATGTAACTTTGTCCATTAGAATGCATAATGAACAATGTTTGTGCTGCATCGTTCAATAATATAGTATGGCCCAATGCTGTACGAATTCTAACTAATTGGTCATTGCCCTCAACGTCACCGTCATCCATGACGAATGTATGTCCACCAACACGTCCGGTAACCTTTAAACTAGCATCAGGTACTCCGCTATCATTGATTGCATCTTTAATCGTACTGTCTGTATAACCACCTGCATAGATTGGACGTCCTGGTGTACTGATACCAAATACTCTGCTTGGACTTTCACGTTGAGCACTTGATCCAATAGGACCTCTTTCAGGGTCACGCAATAAACCCTGAGAATTGTATATTGCCGCTTGATAACTATGTACTGGTCTAGGTTGATCTGATAATGTACCAGAAAAAGATTGTTTATCGTTTGCGTTGTTAATTTCACCAACAGGTAATTTTGGTGATCCACCGTAACTTGCTGCCTCTTGATTGTTTAATATAACTTTATCTGCTGCACCTATAGCAGGAACCATTTGATTTAACCCTGCTGAAGGGATGCAACCAATATAGTATCCAAAGTTAGGATCACCGTTTGCAAACACACATAATACTTCCGTACCCAAATCAGGTGGTGTTGCCCACATACCATAACTATGCGGGTTGCCTGCAAAACTACCATAGTCATTTTTGCTTGATTCGTTTGGAGTATAACCAAAGAAAGGACTCATATAGCTAATAGGTGCTGACCAATTAGATGTAATGTTTTCAGGATATGATCCGTTTAATCTTTTTAAGATAACACGAATTCTTCCATTATGCAATGAGTCAACATTGTGAACTACTTTACCTATAATAGGGTGTGGATATAACGGCGAATTACCCCTGCCGTCTGTATACTCTCTAGGTATCTTATTTGGATTATTGGTGTTTTGTGTCATATCGTTTCACCTTAATTTCGTGAACTGTCTGTTTGTACTTTTGGTTTTGTAGGTGTATCACTGTCCCAGCCATTGCCTACACCGGGATCAAATTTACCAAACGTGGGAGTTGCGCTAGTACTACTAGTAGTAGTATTACTAGTAGTAGTTGATTCAGTATCAGTGTTTCTTTCATCAGTTGGTGTTGACACGTTTACAGTATTATTACTATTGAACGGTGGCAACACTGTTTTCAAATCTTGTGTGAACAGACCTTTACTAAAGTGACTTTTCAATGAAAGCAACATGTAAATCATTCTATTCCCGGTCATCTTTTTAATTTCAGGTGTATAGTTCCAAAAAGTAATGTCATTGTTTGGTCTTAGTAATCCATCATTCGTTTGATAATTATAATCTTTTACTTGACTAAATCCCAATTCAATAAACACTTGACCTGATGCAGGGTTAATGGTATAATCTTCACCGTATGTTTTTTGTGTTATGATTTGATAGATACTTGCTTCTGACGTCATCAAATAATCAGGATCACCTAAGATTTTAATCTGTGCATGTAAACTATCATATGGGCTATACAATGATGTTTTTACTGTATTGACTGTTTCTTTTGAATTTGGTAAACTACCTGTAGGTGATGAATCAGTTGTGGTAGTTGGATGAACCGGTGAAGGATCATCATATTGATTTGTACTGTTAGCTATTGCACTATTTGCTGCGGCAGTCACATAATATAACATATTGTATGATTGCTCGTATGATAGTATTTCTTTGTTTTGACCACTGTACCAATAATCATATCTCTTGTATGGTCCCTTGTATGTGGTAGTGCTGCCAATAGCAAGTGCTCTAACATACGGTATCTCTTTTTGTTGAATAACAAATGTGATACTATAGGCAAACCGATTTGATTTCTTGTCGATGCCCTTGATTTTTACCGATGGTGTAATATGATACCAATATAAAGGTTCTGGTTTGTTATTAACGACTGCATCTCTATCAGTTGATTTAACTTTATCAAGTTGTTCTTTATCCACAACTTTTAATGCTGAAATAATGTATTCACTTTGAGTAATGATTTGGTCAATAATCTTATACCAAGATACACCCGGTGCAGCAGTAATTTGACGCTGTTGTTTTACAACTTCGGCGCTTGCACTTTCTGACAAACGAACATTAATACCAAGAGAACTCAAAACAGCAGATTCTGGTGGTTCGGGTTGTCCTGAAGGCATAGGAGTTTTATCAACCAAATAGTGATTTTTATCAATCAACAAGGCTGATGCTATTTTAGAATTCTTCTCAAACTTGATGAAGAACTCATTAGGAATCTCTTGATTTTTATCAGGACCTGATAAAACTCGTTCACTTGCATTAAATGCAGCAGCTAGTTTATTCAATGCATCTTCAACAGTAGTAGCTGAAACAGTAGTTGCTTCTCTAAAGTTACTAATTGTTTTACTGGTTGCAATATATTCAGGAGTTAGTTTTGCATTGATTTCGTATACGGTTAGTTTATTCTCTAACTTAAAATTCATCTTAATGATTTGAATTGGGAAATAGCGAATCAGTGTTTTATCGTTTGTTTGAATCACACCGTTATTATCATATCCCACAAATTCAATTGCTAACAAGTAATGTTGATACAATGCATTGATTGGATTGTTGATATCCATTCGTTTGTTTTCTCTTTTCTGCATTTCAATAGCTGCGTTGACTAAATTATCAGAAAAGTTAATGGCATAAGGTTCCATTATTTGAAATTTGAAATCATAAGATGTAGTAGAGATACCAGTTACTTTTTCACTAACGATTGTTTGTATCTCCAAATTATCTATGTACAAATCTAGGTCAAAATACCTACTACGATTTGAATCTATTCCCGGAGTTATTCCACCGCTTTTAACAATCAATGTTAAGTTCTTTAAGTTCCATGTTCCTGTATCTTGGTAGATATTGAATTCGCTTATTGGAACCATATACAAACTTAAACGATACGTAGAACTAGTGAATTTGCTTAGCGGATTAGTTGGGCGTTGTGCTGTCGCTGATGCAGGTGTAATGTTTGCTTGTTTTTTAGTTGGAGTTACTGGTCTCTTGTCAGTGACAACTACAGTGTCAATTGGTGAATCATCTTCACTTTTATTTTGTGTTGGAGCTGACTTTGCCTGATTGGATTTTGCACTTGTAATAGCATTTGAAATATCTTTATCCAAAGAACTTTTGGTTATTTTTTTAGATATAGAGGTGATACTTCCCCATTCTGCATCAAATGTATTAGCATCATCACCACTAAGACTTTCAAAGATAGCTACACCCTTATCTTCAAAATTACCTGCGTTAGTACTTACGGTACTTTTGAAATTAGCAAAATCAGATGATAACTTTTGAAGGTTCGCTGAATATCCAGGATCAGTTGAATTTGCTTTTAAGTTAATAAATTGATTGGTGTAGTTATTGTACTGTGCCAATGCAGTATTAGCATAGTTTTGGTATTGACTTAAAAATGAGAGTGCCTCGTTGCTCAACGCCATGTTATATTCCTAAAGCAGTTTGTAGGTTTGACAATTGTGGAATATAAATTGATGTACCCTCAACAAAATCAAATAAAGGATCTTTAAGTTTGTTAGGATTTCTTTGTGAGAATACCCACCACAATCTACTATCCTTGTATAAGTCATAGGCTAGTAGATCAGGTCTTAAATGATATGTAGTGTTTATAATCCAAAGGGTATCAGTGTTATCTGGAAGAATACTAACATTAATCATAATGTCTAAGAATTGTCCATTGTAAACATCAGTGTTGTAATATGGACTAGTTTGTGGATAAGTCATTACCAGAATCCTCCAGAGTTTCGTTGCGATCCTCTCAACAAGCTACCAGTTGCATAATCTTTCAAACTGAACTGATTACTTACGTTGTCTCGTGACACAACAGGTAAGCATGTAATTGATAATTGAATTTTTGTCGGTACATATGTTGAATAACCAGTAGATACAATATTAAACACTGGTTCACTAGATTTACCACCTGAGTTTAAATTTGCATGTAATAGTCTAGTTGCAACAAAATCTAGACCAGGACTAAACGAAGCATTACCCTGAACACCAACGGTAGTTCCTAGTTGAGTTTTGGTTGCAGATGTTGCTCTAATATAATCAACATCGTTTGGTAATGTATAATTGAATGAACTGATTAGCATTGGGTGTTTGTTAAATTGAAACTCACCATATCCATCAAGATATACTAATGGTGGGGGAGTACCTGCTCTTGGTTCAGTATCTTTTCCATAGAACATTTTAGTTGCTGATTTTAAGAAATGTATCACAGCTAACATGTATGTAGCCTCATTGTTGTCCTGTGCAGTAAAATCACATGTAATTTGAACTTCATCAACGTTACTGTTTCGATAAAAGTACATTTTATAGTTTGAATGAGTCAATTCTGCTGGATCATAGTTTGCACGATATGCAGTTTGTATAGTTGGTGTGTATGGAAAAACAATACCACCTGTAAGTTTTAATGGGTACAACAAGTCGTTTGTACCAGCGGCGTTATATAAGTAGTTAGTTCCAGACTTCAAACTTAATTTGACTCTCCAATCACTGATAGGAGAAGGAGCAGTTTCTTTTGATTTTAACACTGCCGGACTAAATGACGGTGAACTTGAATTTGAGGGGTCACTTGCCGCAGTTTGTCCATAAGTACTAGCACTTGTACTATTATATGTTTGGTACTGGCCACTAGCGTCAGTTATCAATGTTGACCCGTCAGCAAAAGTCTGAGTTATAGAACCATCTCTATTTGTCACCGTTGACACGGGGACTTCTTGTTGTGTAGTAGGAGTATTAGGCGCAGCCGTAGCTGCAGGAGCCTGAGTACTAGTAACAGTTACTGGACTATTTGTTGTTTTTGTGGTCGTTGTGGATGCATTGGCATTTGCTTTCGCTGCTGCCGGGTCTGAGTTAGAAACTGTTGGATCTGCCATGGTGAATATACCTCTACTAAATATATTTATCGCATCAAAAAACCCCCATTTTTACCGTAATCTGTTGCATTTCTGCAACAAAAGTATTACAATATCTACATCATAATAACGGAGAACTATGAGCCTCATACCACATAAAAAGCCGGTTAACTACCTAAATAATAAAGACATTCTAAAAGAGATTCACACAAGTAAAAACGCATATTGTTCATTCAAAGACCCATCGGATCATAGATATGACTATATCGTTGACATGCCCACTGAAACTCTTGAAAAGAGTTTTGAACATATGCAGAAACCTGAAATTATTCAGGAAGCAAAAGAAACTCGTGCTACACGACTAAGTGTTGAAACTGGTGAAAAAGTAAACCCAGAAGATATCAAAGACACCGACTTAGTATTTCGTGTCATGACCTGGGATCATATTCCAGTCGCACCAAAAGCTCCGCGAAAAGTGGACAAAAAGAAAACAGCAAAAGATATCTTTTCGTTTGAAGAAGATCCAGATGAAATCTTTTCTGACCTAGAAGACACAACTACCAAACAAGAAATTGACGACATGGTTCATGTCAAAGTAAACTTCCCACCATTTCAACATTACAAGTTTACCCGCGGTGGCAACATCAAATGTGTGGGTAAGAGTCATTGGATTGGTGATTTGAAAACAGGCGAATTTTCAAAAGATCACGGACAAATCACTAACAAACTAGCACGTATGTACATTATGATGTGTGAAAAATATGCTATGAAATTTAATTGGCGTGGGTACACATACAACGATGAGATGCGTAACAGCGCCATTCTACAGCTTACGTATGTTGGCTTGCGCTTTAATGAAGCTAAATCGGCTAATCCATTCGCATATTATACAGCGGCTATCACAAACAGTTTCTGCCGTGTGTTGAATAGTGAGAAGCGTAACCAAAACATTCGTGATGACATCTTAGAACTAAACGGGCTTAACCCAAGTTGGACTCGTCAAGGTATCACTGCCGGTTCATACGAAGAATAAATTTAACCATAGGGATTGCTTTTGTAGTCCCTATTCCTTTATACTAACACTTATGAGTAACCTTTTTAAGAAAGCTGCTGTCTTCACCGATATTCATTTTGGTTTGAAGTCAAATAGCCTAGTACATAACACCGACTGTTCCAATTTTGTGGATTGGTTCATAGAAGAAGCTAAAAAAGAAAATTGCGAGACTTGTTTTTTCTTGGGCGACTGGAATCATCATCGTGCAAGTATCAACATTCACACACTTCAATTTGGTTTACAAGCATTGGAGAAATTAAACAATGCATTTGATACTGTATATTTTATCCCCGGTAATCACGACTTATATTATCGTGATCGCCGTGATATTCATTCTGTTGAATGGGCAAAACATCTACCAAACGTTAAAATTATTAATGAGTTCTTCAGTGAGGGTAACGTAGCAATCGCACCATGGCTTGTACAAGAAGATTACAAGAAATTGCAAAAACTCAAAGGCAAATATTTGTTTGGTCATTTTGAGTTACCACACTTCTACATGAACGCTATGGTTGAGATGCCAGATCACGGTGAACTTAACACTGACCATGTGAGTGGTTTTGATAAAGTCTTTAGTGGTCATTTTCATAAACGACAAGCAAAGAAAAACATTTGGTACATTGGTAATGCTTTCCCGCATAACTATGCTGACGCAGGTGATGACCAACGTGGTATGATGATGTTAGAATGGGATAGTGAACCAGAGTTTCGTAGTTGGCCAGGACAACCATTGTTCAGAGTCTATAAGTTATCAGAGATACTAGAGAACCCACAGGGTTTGCTATTACCTGATAGTCATGTTAGAGTACATCTTGACATTGATATTAGTTATGAAGAAGCAAACTTTATTCGTGAAACACTTATTCCCGAACACAAATTGCGTGAAATGGCATTGATACCTATGAAGGTTGAACAAGCTGAACAGCAAGGACCTGATGGTCTTAAGTTTGAGTCAGTAGACCAGATCGTCATCGACCAAATTAATAGTATTGAGTCAAATAGCTTTGACAAAAAGATTTTGCTAGACATTTACAATAACCTATGATCCTACTTAAAAACATAACATTACGAAACTTTCTATCAATTGGCGCAGTAACACAAGCAGTTGACTTTAACAAACAAGATTTGACACTTATTCTAGGTGAGAACTTAGACTTAGGTGGCGACGGTGCTCGTAATGGTACAGGTAAGACAACATTGATTCAAGGATTAAGTTATGCCCTTTTTGGCGTTCCTATCAATGATATTCGCAAAGATAACTTAGTCAATAGAACCAACGCTAAAAATATGATGGTTACATTAGAGTTTAGCGTGAATGGTATTGAGTACAAGATTGAGCGTGGTCGTAAACCCAATGTGCTTAAGTTCTATGTTAACAATACATTGAAAAAAACTGATGATGCACAAGGTGAGAACAAAGAAACTCAAGCAGAAATTGAGCGTATCATCCACATGAGCAGTGAAATGTTCAAGCATATTGTTGTGTTGAATACCTACAGTACCCCATTCTTAGCACTGAAAAATAATGAGCAGCGTGAAATTATTGAGCAGTTGCTTGGTATCACTATGCTAAGTGAGAAGGCTGAAGTAGTTAAAGAATTAATGAAGAATGTCAAGGATGACATTCAAGTTGAAGAATTCAAAGTCAAAGCAATTGAAGAAGCCAACAAGCGTGTCAAAGAACAGATTGAAAGTTTGAAACGTAGACGTGGTCTTTGGAAAGCAAAGTATGATAGTGATATTGCGTTCCTTGCTGACACATATGAATCACTAAGCAACATTGATATTGAAAAAGAGTTACTAGCGCACAAAGACTTAGTGATTTGGAATCAAAAGAAAACTGCATATGATTCACGCAATAGATTGCTTGCATTCCAAACAGAGTGGCAAGATCGCCACACTAAAGATATTGAAAGTTTACAAAAGCAACTAACTAAACTTGAAACAATTGACATTGTTGAGGAAATGAATGCACATCGTCAATTATCTGACTATGCTATCAAGAGTAAAGAACTTGAAGACAAGAACAAAGAATTAGCTCGGTTATCAAAAGACATTGATAAAGAGAATAAACTAATTCAAAAACTAACAAGTGAGATTGCTACATTGCATGACCACAAGTGCTATGCGTGTGGACAAGAGTTCCATGATGAACAACATCAAAAAGTCTTGAATGACAAAGAAAAGATGTTGAAAGATGCACAGTTCCATGCTACTACACTATTGAATCAGTATAACGAATTGAACGATAAAGAAATTATTGTCGGTGACAAGCCCAAGACATATTACAAATCAGAAGCAGAAGCAATTCGTCATGGTAGCGAAGCAAGTAACTTGCAAAACAAGATACTAGAAAAACAAAAAGAAGTTGATCCTTATGCAAAACAGTTGTTGGATCATCCTGAAGTTGTACTAGGCACACAACCTAAAACAATATATGACACAGAAGAAAAGGCAGTTGAGCATCGCAGCAAACTAGCAAGTGTTGAAAAACAATTAGAAGACAAAGCGGTTGAAACTGATCCATATACTGAGCAAATCAATGAAATGGAAAGTGATGCACTACAAACAGTTGACTTTAACAAAATCAATGAGTTAACCAAGAAACTAGAACATCAAAAGTTCTTGCTTGACTTATTGACCAGCAAAGATAGTTTTGTTCGTAAAAAGATTATTGACCAAAACTTGAGTTATCTAAACAATCGTTTGACGCATTACCTAGACAAGATCGGGTTACCTCACAATGTTGTATTCAAAAATGATTTACAAGTTGAGATTACAGAACTAGGACGTGAGTTAGACTTTGACAATTTAAGCCGCGGTGAGCGCAATCGCTTGATCTTGGGGTTAAGTTTTGCTTTCCGTGATGTTTGGGAAAGTTTATATGTTCCTATCAACACATTGTTCATTGACGAGTTAATTGACTCGGGACTTGATACAATGGGCGTTGAAAACAGTATTGCTATCTTAAAAGACATGAGTAGAACTAGACAAAAGAGTATTTGGCTAGTTTCACATCGTGAGGAACTTGCAGGTCGTGTTCCTAGCGTACTGAAAGTAGTCAAAGAAAACGGTTTCACAAACTATGCAACTTCTACTGATATAGAATAATATTGGGCAAGTTTTCAACAGCTAAGTAGTTATATGCCAAGTCCACAGAAAAACAAAGGTTCAGGTTACGAAAGAGAAGTAGCCAAGTTTCTATCAGAAACTTACGGAGAATCGTTCATTCGTGCTCCCGGTTCCGGCGCATATGTGGGTGGCAAGAATCAAGCAAGAACCGAAGTCTTGCACGAAGGTCAGATTCGTTCATTCAAAGGAGACATTGTTCCAGGACAAAGTTTCAGTAGAATGAATATAGAATGCAAATTCTATGCTGACTTTCCGTGGCACTTAACTCTTACGGGTGAGTGTAAACAACTTGATTCGTGGCTAGAGCAACTACTTGATGTAGAAGACGAAGGCGATTTAAATCTTCTTTTTATGAAGTTTAATCGTAAGGGTCAATATGTCGCAGTCCAAGGCAAGCTAACATGGAAAGCAGATTCATGCATTCTATACAGTAGCAAGCAATGGGGCGATTGGATCATCATGGAACATTCTAACTTTTTCAACAAAAACAAAGATTTAGTAAAATCATATTCGCAGACACCAAGTCAAAATCAAAATAATTAATATACAGAACCCTTAATTCGTTGACTGAGTTTGTCAGTCCTCCTTGAGATTGTACAGATTGTGCTGTGCCGTCAGATTCTGGAGAAGAGCACATGATCTTTTGATTGTGTGGAACACCGAGAGAGCAATCGAGTAAACAGCGAACTCTCAATGAGTCTATACCTACTTTGTTTTGATGGTATAGAACATGCGTTGCAGAATGAAACACTAAACCGTGCGTATATTCAACTACAGACCATAAACCTTATAGGGCAACCGGTGGCGTATATTTGCTTAGTAAAGTTGGCAGAATATACGGGTATAAACAACGTGGAAGACGGGCATGGCAAGTTAATCCAATGGTAGTGCTTGAACAGCACTACCATGGCTTCTAAGCGGCAAGTGTATTCCCCTTAAAGATATTACTACTAGAATTACTAAAAGAATACAAAACAATAACCGAGCGTAATTTCTGAGCAAAGCGAAGAAATAAGTGAAGGTTGATGAGCGAAGCTCATCGTTAGTGTTAACCCTAAGTTGTGATAAATGAATAGTTACGGCTTAGAAGAATGGCAATTTACTTGTCTTAGTTGTTTCCAAGTTACTTTCAATAATTTTACTAATTGCTTGTCTTTCACTAATTGAGAGGTTAAGGATATCTTCATATGAAATACCACCTCTCATATACCATGCCATTTTAAGTGAGTCTGCCTTAATCTGACTACATTCTTTTTCCATGTTGTCTAGTAGACTTTTAACTTCCTCCGGACCCAAAGTTAAAAGTCTTAGTCGAAAAAATCACTAACGTTGATATTGAATGCTTGTTTAAATTCGTGTTGGCATTGAGGACATGTAATGTTCAATGGTTTATTCTCAGTGCTTTCTTTTAGTTGTGTGCTATAGGTTTTGATCTGGTCAAAGGTTTTAGCATCACATTCACGTAGAAACTCAATGATGTATTCACGTTCAAACACTGTTGCTGTTGGGGCTTTGATATATTCAATCGTTGTGGAAATCAAGTCAACTGTTAGTGACAATATCTCTTTCATCAAAATATCGCTTTTTGCGGTTCTTTCGTCTTCATCCTCTGTATTCATTACCGTTCTTAGTGATTGTTGAACATTGAATTGTTTTAAACTAGCTTCATTCACTTGTTTGTATGACATTGGTTTAAACTTGATTTTCAAGTCTCCCAACTCTAGTAATGATTGATAGTCACCGGGATTAAATCCAGCAAGAACACCAGTTAAATTAACGTCAAACTTAGAATATTCTTCACAGCTTGGGCATTTAGTTTCGATCTCCATAGTAGAACCGTGTGTTGCTGCACGTATTGCAACTAAGATAGGATCCAAATCAATGTTTGGAACTGCCCAAGGGTCTTTGATACTAGGAACACAGCTTCTAATCAATTCAACAACAGCAGCACCGTTGAACAAACTGTCAGGTGTTTTGCTTGTAATCTCGTCAATTGCAGTCATTGGGTACACTGGAACTTCACCGTTCTCTGGAATATCAATTGATCCTAAAGGATATCCTTGGCCCCCGCTAGGCAATTTTAGATATACTGATGGTCTGCGAAAAAACTGTTTAAGTGGATTGTCTGACATGTTTACTCCTAGAATGTCATGTTTTTAGGTACTAAATACTATATACCCAATATTTATCGGTCATATTATGGATGAAAATTTAAACGAAGAAGTCAAGAAATTAGTTGAAGCATTAAACGACTTAAAAGAAGCAACTGATCCTTTGGCTGAAAGCCAAAATGCCGTCAGTGGTGCTGCTAATAAAAGCAAAGATAAACTAGAAGACCTTGCAAGGGAGTCATTGCGTACAGTTGTGGCAATGGGAGCTTTTTCAAAGGCAATGATATCTGCCGATGAGGGAACTGGTAAGTATGCTGCAGGTATAGGTAGTGCGGCAAATGCAGCTTCAGGGTTTGCAGGTGAGTTGGGTATTCTTGGTAAGGGTGTTGGGTTTTTAATATCTGCATTTGGTGGTCTTGTAGGTGGTGTACTAAAACAAAATGAAGCATTAGCTAAAACATACAAAGGTTTAACCAACATTGGTGACTTGGGTAATGCTGATTGGAAACAACTAGCACAGGACATTCAAAGTGTAGGTTTAAGTGTTGATGAGGGTAGTGCTACATACACCAAAATTATTCAAGACAATGCAAAATATCTTACATCATTTGGAGGTACAGTTGAGGGTGGTAGAAAGTCATTATTAAAACTAGGACAAGATGGTATAACACCGTTCGAGTTTATGCTAAAACGCCTTGGGTATGACGCTGAAGATACATTACGTCATGGCGCATTTTGGTTAGGATTAGTTGCTTCAACTGGTCAAAAAAGTAAACTGTCTCAGGAAGATATTACTAAAGGTTCTAGAGAATATCTAACTATTTTAGCAGAGTTAACATCAATTACAGGACAAACCAAAGACCAAACAGAACAGAAGATATTGGCAGATCAAAATGATTTGCGTTATCAAATGGCTTTATCTGAAATTCGTGATCCAAAAGAAGCACAACGTTTGCAAATGTTTGTTGCTAATTCAGGTGATGCTGCTGAAGGGTTAAAATCTATTATTGCTAATGCAGGTGCTTCAATTGATGATATTGCAGTATATGCAGATATGACATATGGTGCAAATAATTTACGTAGAATTATTAATGCCGCGAAACTACCAGCCGAACAAGCACAGCTTGAGTTTGCAGAAGCATTGAAAGCTGCAGGAAAACAGTATATAACTACGACAAAAACATTTAGTACTAGTATTAGTCCAGTAAAAGATGGAATGAAAGACCTTGGACTTGCAGGTAAGGGTTTAGTTGAAGCAAATCAATGGGCAAACATCAATACTAAAGAATATGCTGCTCAACTTGGTAAACACAACAAAGATAGTGAGAACCAATATCAAGATGAATACACACAACAGGGTAGAACTCAGCGTTTGGTAAGAAATGCATACGAAAAATTTGAACTTATTTTACGTGATGGTATAAACCCTGCACTTGAAAAATTTCAAAAGACTGTTTTGAATTTGGGTAAAACATTTGCTGACCTATTGTATAAATTTGGTGGTCCTGACCTACGTGCATTGTTTGTTGATATGAGTGATTTAGACCAAGTTAACGAGCTAATAATCTCAATGAAAGAAGATGTAGATGCGTATGATAAAGAGATTAATAAGTTAAAAGCTGACAGAGAAGCATTGTCAACAACACCTTTGGGTAAAAACCTCAATGCTAAAGATATTGCAGAAATTGATAAAAAAATTGCCGATCTAGAACGTAAGAAAAGAGAAAGTGAGACAAATCAATCACCGCTAGAACAAAAATTAGCTAATGAAAGTATAGTAAAAAATGGAGGTGCATCACCTGTAATTCCTGACACATTGAGGGCCAAAGAAAATTATGGTAATGGACCCATCACGCCCGCCCTACAAAATACATTGAATCAATTGGCTAAAATTATTCCTGGAGCAGTTATTACTTCATTAAATGACGCTGAAACTTTCAGGGATAAACAAGGTAAAATGTCACATGTGGCAACAATGAGTGGTCATGGAAGAGGAACGGACGTTGACTTTACGGTACCGGAAAACACAGTTTGGACTAATCCTGAAGACAACATTGCATACCCTATTACACCTGGTTCAGTTGGTGAAAAAAAATTATTGGATTACTTGAAAAAGAATGGGTTTGATCCAAATAAAACTATGATTGAAGAAGAGGGTCAGAAGGGAGAAAATGATAGCATATCGACTGGTCATCATTTCCATGCTCGTGCTCCGGGTGCAAGAAGTGGTGGAGTCTTTAATGGGCCTACTACAGGTTATCAAGTTGAGTTGCATGGTAAAGAAGCAGTTGTTCCTATGAGTTATTTCAACAATTTTTACAAAGAAATGAAAGATAACTCTAGCTCACAAAGTCAAGTTACAAAAAACAATTTGAGTGATTTTGTTCAAAGTTCTAGTGGATCAAACTCAAATGAGTTGATTAGAATCTTTAGTGATATGATGGAAATGATGTCCGACAAGTTTGATGACATGATTAGTGAACAACGTAAAGTGTTGGATGTGAACGAACAAATACTAACGCAAGCTAGACATTAAGATAAATATATCTATGGCATATAAAAAGCGTTTTTCCAATTTAACCGGTCAACTAGGTCCTATTTCTGGTATCAACAGTAATAAGGGAGCCTGGAATAATGGCATGGGTAGCGAACAAGATGGCGGCTACAACAATAGTGAGTTTGGTTACAAGAACTACATGAGCCGTTTACCTGAAGTTTATACAGGACACCCAAACCGTATTGAACGTTATAATCAGTATGAAAT